TACTGGAAATGCTTTTGGTAAGAAAGAAGGCTCTAAGATACCAGACAATGTAATAAATAAAAAATTATACGCTTCTATAAAAGCCAAAATCAAAAGATCTATAAAAGGAAGAAGTTGGGGTGCGTACGATTCAGGAAGACTTGTAAGAGAATATAAAGCAGCAGGAGGAGGTTACGCTGGTAAAAGGGGGAAAACAGATCTTGGAAGATGGTATAAAGAAAAGTGGGTAGACGCATGTGCATGGCCAAAAAGAAAACCATGTGGGAGAAAAACAAAAGAAAAGATAGCTTATTGCCGCCCAAGTAAACGTATAGATTCAAAAACACCGAAACTTGTGCAACAGTTAACAAAAGCTCAAATAAAGTCTAAGTGTGCAAAAAAGAAAAAATTTCCTATGAAACGCATAACTAAATTCGGCGCACCCCAAGAAATAGTAGACAAAATGAGACAACAGATGTATAATCAAATAATGGCATCAAGCGATGTATCAAGCGGAATTGAAAACACTATTTCTAAAAGATGTAAAAGAGGATTTCAAGATTCTTTCTGCCAAAGCATATTTACAAATTTACTCTTATCAATTTATTACACTATTGTTAAAAATTCAGTATTAACTGATAATAGAAAGCAAAACATTTCAGAAATGGAAAAGTTTATACCAAATAATTTCAAACCAACCTTAATAAAAATTAATAAATCTCAATTTTCAAAGATAGATGAAATGTTATATTGTTTACAAGATCATACATATGGCACTTTTAAAAATGCAAGAGTAGCAAGTTTAATTTATGAATATATCCACGTTAAGTGATTAAACCCAAACAATGTTAAATTATAAACTATAAATTATAAATTATTAATTATTGTTTTGGTTATAATATTTTACTTTATTTATTTTCTTAATTTCCAATTTTCTACATATTCTTTATAATTTTTCCATTTATATCATTAAATCTAATGACATTGCTTAACTGTTTAAACAAACTTTCGCTCCCATTATTTATTAATATAAAAACATATTTCATATTAATATAAAATGGAAGATGTTATACCTGCTCTCGGGGCTGGAATAATTTCAACTATAATTTGTAATCCATTGGACACGCTTAGAGTAAATTATCAACTCAATAATAGTATACATTTCAATGTAAGATATTTATACAGAGGAATAAGTTATGGTATAATAGCTGTACCATCTTTTTGGACAATTTATTTTCCGTTTTATAAAAAACTCAAAGAGACTAATTTACCAAAACCTATTGCATCTTACGTATCTTGTTGCGCTGCAAGTACATTCACTGCGCCTTTTTGGGTTTTACGCCAGATGTTACAAACTGGAAAAACTTTAGAAAAAATAAATATTTATAAATGTTACAGAGGTCTTTTACCCACATACATTATAAACTTAAATTTTACAATTCAAGTTCCACTGTACGAATATCTTAAAGATAGATCAAATAATTCTACATTTAATACATTTTTAAACACCGCGATATCAAAAACAGTTTCAAGTTGTGTATTTTACCCAATTGATACAATTAGAGCTAAACTAAGAAATTCTGACTGTATTAGAAGTATGAGAATTGTAGACTACTATAGAGGCATCAGTATATATCTTCTTAGAAGTATACCTTATCATGCTACTGTTTTTTGTTCATTTGAATTTATAAAAAATTTGATGTAACTCATAGCTTGTAGATAACAATCGGCTAGATCGTCTTTTTTTTTATGCTTTTCAAAAAAAGATTCATGAGTGGTCATTAATTCTCTTGTGTGAACAATTCCTAAATTTTTATTTTGTCTATATTTATCTTTACTTTTGTGTTCTATTTTAGTATCGCAACACTTAAGTTTGTACTTAGCTGGATAAAATATTACTTTACAGTTTTTAGATAGCTCGTGTTGTATTCTTAATACAAAATATACATATAACGCAGTTGATATATTTCTCATCTTTGGGTTAAAAGATGGCTGTTTTTCTAGTAGAACTATATCAGCTTCAGTTAAATATTCTAGTGAATCTATTTCTTGTATAACTCTTAGTGTTTCATTTTCTCCACTACAATCTAAGACATTCCAATCAAGTATACATTTACTTTCTGAGTCTATCATACAGTATGCTAAATTTTTTATACCAATGTCGAAAGAAAGTATAATCATTAATATTAATTATATAGTTTTATTTTTTAAATCTGTTAATCTCCTGAGTAGAATCTTCTTCTATAAACTGTTTCAAAAAAATCAGGGCGATGATGAAATTCATAGTTGTCATCACTGTGGTATTCATCGCTGTAGTATTCATCGGTCTGCGTAGTATTATCTATAAGACATTTAGAAAGCTCAAAATCTTCATAAATTTGTTTATCTTGAAAACAAGAAAATAAACAACCCATTATTTGTTTATATTAATGAGAGGTTTTATATCTACAAGTTGATTTTTCTTTTTATTTGGTTTTTTAATACCGTTTATATCATTTATGTCCCATGATATAAAAATTTTATCGTTACCCAATATTACTGTGCAAAACCCTTCTTTTTTAAACGTATAATAGAGAAATGCCGTAACGTCTGCTACGTTATAGACTGGTGCGCCAAAAATATAAGAAGGAACCGTATAGACACATCTCATTTCTCCGTGTTTTGCCAAATGAGTTATTTTTTCTGTAAGTTTATTTAAAATGTCTTGTTTAAGTGCTACATAACGAGAGTGTTGTCTCTTTTGTAAATTTATAACTTCTTTTAAAGAAGACATTTATAATATTATAAAAGAATTTAAACTATTTAAAAAAGCGTAGGTTCTTTCTTATCGTCTTCATCATCGGAGACTTCTTCTTCAGAATCATCTTCTATTTCTTCTTGTTTATTTATCTTAAACGCATTGTCTTTCTTATTTTTAAGATCTTTAAAATCTTCAATTTCTGGATCAGACTCCGGTTCTGGGTCTAAATCTTCTTCTGGTTTATTAAATGGTAATTCATCTTTTAGAGTACCTGGTTCTATTTTTTTAGAAATAGGCCTTTGGATGGGTATTATAGGTATATTTTTCTTAACATCCACGTCGTCATCAACTTCTTCGTCTGAGTATTCATTTAAGTCTGGTTCTTGCTCTACTATGTCTTCTTTATCAGGATAAGCCGGTTCTTCTTCATCAAAAACCCCCGATAGATATTCATTTAGAATGTATTCTATCGGTATTTGATTTGCTATTGTTTCATTTATAGACGCGTTGATTATTTCAAATATTTTAGTTTTATTGTCTTCTATTATATCTGGTGTATAATAAATACATTCAGAACAATTGATTATTATTTTATGTAAAAATGTATTTAAATTTGGTACTTTTATTTTAACAGATTTATCGCCACTCTTGAGTCTAACGCATGCTAAAATCTTAACATGACTAACAAAAATAGCTGTTATCAAGTCCATCAAATATGGATATTTAGAATTAATAGCGTGTAGTTTTTCATCAAGTTTAAAACTTGCCCAGTTTGGAACAGTTTTTAGTTCTTTTTGAAAGTTAGAGTATGAAACAAGTCTACGAATGTTATTTTTTTGAGACTCTGTGTATATCTGTTTAATTATATCATATATACCACTTTGAATAGTAGATATCAATTGTTTTGTATATTCTTCTTTCGCCGCAACTAATACATTAACATTAAGAGTTTCAGTCATGTTTATAAGATATAATTATTTTTAAAAGTTCAATTTAAACTTCAAAAAAATAATTATATAATTATAAATATGTGTACTATCTCTAAAAAAAGAGTGAAATGGAGCATAGAACCTGAATTTATAAAACAGATTAAGACATCATTGAATAACGACAAAGATGAAAGAGCTGGGGTCCTTTTGTTTACAGACATTAATTGTAAAGACGGAGTTTGTGATAAAACAAGCACTAAATTTAGGATAAATAAAGGAAACGGAGCGAGTGTATATACACCAAATGGTATTATAAATTTTCATACTCATCCAAGAAGTGCTTATTTAGGCGAAAACGCTGTTTATGGTTGGCCATCTGGGGAAGATATGCGACAGTGCATAAATTTTGCAAAAGATGGCACGCTAATTCATATAGTATTTACCCTAGAAGGCGCTTATATAATCAAGATCAATAAAATACTTAATCAAAAAGATGCAAAAATAATGGAAGAAATGTTTAAAAACACGCATATATACAGGAGTGCAAATCAAGCTACACAATTAAAAAATTTTAGGGAAACCTTTGGAATACCAGGAAAGACCACAAAAGAAATATGGTTAAAACTTGCAAATGGCCTAACATTAAATAAATTATACGCGCTACATAATTTAATTAATAATAAAAGATTGAAGGTACCTGATAA